TAAGTCCGACGGCACAATTATTGCTACAAGAAAAAAGAATTTAAAAACAGGAATTAAGTCTGCTGGTGGTGTGACCTGGAGTGAACCACCTCCACCATTTAAACCAACTTATCCTTACAACAATGCAACCGAAACAGAATCTGGTCATGCGTTTGAATTAGATGATACTCCAGGTCAAGAGCGCGTTCATCTTGCTCATAAGAAAGGTGCATACATTGAGTTTGATAAGGATGGCAGCAAACTAGAGCGAGTGCAAAAAGACAACTATTGTATCATCATGGGAGATGATTCAATCTATATTAAAGGGCGGGCTGCAATCACCGTTGATGGTAATTTCAATTTAAAGACCTCAACAATCAATATTGAAGCATCTGCTATTAATATGGCGGCAGATGGCGATATCAAAATTAAAGGTAAGAATGTTAGCATTGAAGCCACTAGTGCAATGAACATGAAGGCTGGCGCAGCAGGTAACTTTACTGCAGGCGCAAAACTCTCTCTCAAAGGCGCAACAGCAGCATTGGCTGGAGCATCAGTGGATATCCCTGCAGCAAAAATTGGATTGCAATCTGGTTCTGCCAGCAGTGCTTCGGGTGCAGGTATCAGCGGTGGTGGGACTAGCGCAACAGCAGATTCAGCAGCCGACACGACTGCAGCAACAGATGCAAATACGACCACAGTTGGCGCACAAAGCCTTGAGGAAGTTACAGTTACTGGACAAAAGGTTGATGTGACTGCAGTTTCGAAACAATCAACTCTTGGTAAAATTGTCGGTGGAGTCACATCTACAGTCGGTAGCGTCTTCAGTGCTATTACTTCTGCTGCAGACTCAGTATTGGCTGACTTTGGTGGTAGTACGAATCTTGGAGAACTATCGTATAAGGTACAGAATTTCGCTTCTTCTGTTAATGATAGTAAAGGATTGATTTTAGATCTCAAGACAGGTCTAAAAGATGTTGTATTAAATAAGATCGATCAGGTTGCAACTGGTGCTATTGACAGAAACATTGATTTCAATGTTGATACATCAATTACAAATGCAATTTATGATCTGAAATATGGTGCTATAGCGGCTGTAGATAAGAAGATCGGTAAACACCTATATCCAAAAACTGAAACTTATACAGCGAACACTTCGGAGTGATTAGATGGCTTTTGTAACTAAACCTGAAGCATTTACAATATCAGAACTCAAGTCTACGATCATGGATCGCCTTCATATGGGTGGTTCTTTCTTACAACAAGTCCCGACAGTTACGGTCGGCGGACTTCCTGTTGCAATCAAACAGGGTGCTTCGCTCGGCGCATTAGGCGGTGCGTTGAGTTCTGTTACTGCGGCAGTTCAGGCAGCAGGGGATGTCGCAGGTTTAATGCAAAATCCAATGTCATTAGTCGAAGGTGCAGTAAGTTCTGCAGTATCTTCTGTCGGAAGTCAGATCAGCGGAATGTCGGGACAACTCACAGCAGGGCAGATTAGTTCTCTTTCCTCAACTATGGGAACACTGAATACCTCTTTCTCAAACTTCCAAGCCCATACATCAAATCTATCAGGTCTTGCGAGTTCGATCTCAGATACAGTTCCAGACTTCAAGAAATTGTCCGATCTCGGAAATAATCTTACGAGTTTGGGGTCAGATACTCGAGATGGGTTTATTCAGAACACTGCCTCTGCGCTATTTTCTGACGAAAAAATGAATAATGTTAAGGACACATTAAATGTTACAGTTAGCGAGAAAATTCAGTTAATTAAGCAGCAAAATGCGAATACTGTGGCTGGACAAACAGCCATTGCATCATATGTGACCGAGATAACAAACCTACTAAATACCCAGAAGAATGTCATGAGTAATATTGTTACCAGCGACACACACTATTTTAATGAATCTGGCAACACTTTAACTGCATCAACTTCTGTAATTGGACTCGCCGAACAGTATGCAAATACCGATAGCGTTTCCTTCACATTATTAAGTCGGGTCGGAAAAGACTCAACTCTATCAACTTTTAATACGGCAATTCAGACTGCAACAGTATAATGAGTTTAATCAATAGAACATTTTCGGATTTAGATCTTGACTTTACAGCCCATCCTGTAACCAAGGATGTGACTAAAAAGGTTAATGAGTATGCTATTGCTTCCTCTATCCGAAATCTATTAGATACAAACCACTATGAGAGAATGTTCAAACCTGAGATTGGATCGAATCTAAAGAAGTTTCTATTTGAGCCAATTGATAATGTTACAACCTCGTTGATTCAAGACGCTATATTCGAAACAATTAAAAACTATGAGCCGCGAGTAACGATACAAGAAGTCGTTGCGGTTCCAAACTACGATCAAAATCGTTATGATGTTCGCGTTTCATTCTTTGTGAAGAATACAAAAGAACCAATTGAAATTTCATTTTTCCTAGAACGGATAAGATAAAATGGCAAACCCTCAAGCAAGACTTAAAGTTGCTGAACTCGACTTTGATACCATTAAGGATAATCTCAAGAATTTCTTAAAGGCTCAAGATGAGTTTAGCGATTATAACTTCGAAGGCTCTGGTCTTTCTGTTCTTTTAGATTTGTTGGCGTATAATACTCACTACATGGGGTATTATTTGAATATGGTTTCTAACGAAATGTTTATCGATACTGCGATCAAGCGCGGTTCAGTCGTTTCTCATGCTAAACTTTTGGGTTATGTCCCAAGATCTAGAGTTGCTGCTCGTGCTGCTATTAATCTAACGATGACTCCAGTCTCTGGAGATTCAAATAGTGCAATCACTATCCCAAGATTCACACGATTTATTTCTGAATCAAAAGATGGGATTAACTATATGTTTGTGAATCCATCTGCTCGTGTTGTATCGAAAAATACAAGCACTGGTCTGTTCGTTGCTGAAAACCTAGAGATTAAAGAAGGTCTGCCAACTTCAATTAGTTTCACATACAACTCAGCAACAAATACCAAACAAACATTTGAAATTCCAGATAGCGGAATTGATACATCAACATTACAAGTATTGGTTCAGCAATCAAACGAAAATGCGAACCAACAAAGTTATATTCTTGCACAAGATGCGACAAATGTTGATGCGAATGCCACAGTTTATTATCTTGAAGAAAATAAAAACGGCAAATATCAAATTTACTTTGGTGATGGTGTAGTCGGTAAAGCACTCACAGATGGCAATATTGTTGTTGTGAGTTATCTGATCACTTCTGGTCCAGTAGGTAATAATCTAAAAGAATTTAAGGTTGCAGATACCATTCTTCCTGGTGGAAGCATTGCAATCAGTCTAGCAAATGAATCTTCCTCGGGCGCATTAGAAGAAGATATCGATAGAATTCGATTCACTGCACCAAAAGCCTATATCTCACAAAATCGTGCTGTAACTAAAAACGATTATATCGCACTCTTAAATCGCGATTATCCATATTTTGAAGCAGTCAATGTTTGGGGTGGAGAGGAAAATGTCCCACCAGTTTATGGGAAAGTTTTCTTTACAGCAAAGCCACTCGGTGGATATGAGATTACAACCGCTGAAATTAACAATGTGATTAACAATGTCATCAAACCATATTCTGTTCTAACAGTTCTACCAGAATATGTCCCTGCTGACTATAACTACATTAATCTAAATGTAGCAGTTAACTTTGATCCAACTCAAACGAACAAAACATCAGATGAAATTCAATCGAGTGTTTTGAGTTGTGTTCGCGGGTTTGCAAATACCTATCTAAACACATTCAACTCATCATTTAAGATCTCTCAATTGCAAAGAACAATTGATGACTGCGATGCCTCAATCACTGGTAATGATGTGACAATGACGCTTGAAAAGAGATTTACACCAGACACAACAAAGGCTGCAAGTTATGTGCTAAATTTTGGCACTGAAATTAAACAAGGCACGACGACAGAGAAAATTTTCTCAACTCCATCATTCGAATACTATGATTCAGCCAACACTCTTCGCCAATGTTATTTGGAAGAAGTTCTTCAGTCATTTACTGGGGTCGAATCAATTGATGTTGTGACTGCAGGATTGGAATTTGTAACAACTCCAACTGTTACGATTGAAGGTGATGGTGTTGGCGCAACTGCAAAAGCATTAATTGTGAATGGAGCAGTAAGAAAAGTAGAAGTTACCAATCCAGGGACAGGATACACCTCTGCAGTTGTAACAATCAGTGGCGGTGGTGGTTACGGTGCAAGCCTAAAAGCAAATCTACAAGGTCGCATGGGTCGTTTGAAGATTTATTACTTTGATGAAAACAAGATTAAGAAAACGATCACAGAAAATGCTGGTACGATTGATTATAAATTAGGTATAATAACATTAGATAATTTTAATCCAGTGAGTGTTTCTGATCCATTTGGAACTTTGGTTATTAGAGTTCCACCAATGAAGAAAATCTTCTCTTCGGTTCGTAATACTATCATCACTCTTGATATTACTGACCCTGGGTCAATTATTACAGCAATCAATCCAGTTGTTGAACTATAAGATATGTCGACATCAGAAAAAACAATATCTGGTTTAATTCAGTCTCAAGTCCCAGACTTTATTAACGCAGACCATCCGAAGTTTCGTACATTCGTTGAAAAATATTACGAATGGTTGGAACTAAACAATCCAGATGGTATATCAAACACTGCTGGTAATACTGTTTACCATGCAATGGGAATTGAAGATTATCGCGACATTGATCAAACTCCACCAGAGTTTCTTCGATATTTTAAACAAGAATTAATTCCATATTTCCCAGAAAACTCTGCACTATCAACCGAAAAGATTCTTAAATCTGCACGAGAATTCTATAGTAAAAAGGGTAGCCCAGATTCTGTAAAGTGGCTCTTCAAGGTTCTCTTTGAAGAAGATATTGAAATCACTTATCCAAAAGAACAGATTCTAAAGACCTCTGACGGTAAGTGGATTAAACCAAGAGCATTTCGCATCACTGTTTCTGAGACAAACAAGAGCGTCGATGTTGCTCTACTAAAGAAAAAGAGAGTCGTTGGTACTGATTCGGGTGCAACTTGTATCGTTGAGTCTGCAAATCGTACAACAGACCCAACAAACGGCATCGAAATTATTGAAATCTATATTTCGAATATCACTCAATACTTTAACAACGGCGAATACATTGAGATCGAATATACTGATCAATATGGTGTTGAAAAACTATTCCGCGAAAGAATTATTGGTACTCTTTCAACTGTTAAAGTTGATTCAAATTTAAGAACTGACCCAACACAGAGAAGAAGAGGATTGCTCTATAATGTTGGCGATCCAATTGTAATCACTGGCGGTCTTGGCAGTTCAGCCGAAGCCAACGATGGCGTTGCAATCGTTGGCAATGTTTCAATCGGTTCTATTGAAGGCGTATCAACAGTATTTCCAGGATATGGGTATCGCCTTTATTCAAATAGCACTGTGTTGGTTCTTCGCTCTCCAGGCGATTCTGTAAATGCAAATTTGAGCACTGATCTTCGAATCGACTCACTAAACTTGACAGCCTGTACATCAAACAGTCAGAATAATTTCCTAGAAACAATCACATATGACACAACTGTTATTGACTATATTGGCGATACAGTTATTGGCAATGCTAATCTTGAAGTATTCACCATAAGTGCAAGAAATATTGTTTTAAATGTCACCGAAGCAGATCAAGATGATGACTTTGACAATTATGAGCAAGTTTGGGCAAATGGATTGAATTATGAAGATGCGCTATTCAAAGCCAAGATCGCGACACCAAACGGAAATACTCGAATTACAGGAACTGTAAATGTAAGCAGTACAAGCAATGTTGTTACTGGAGTTGGTACTGCATTTGCTGTTGATTTAAGAGTTGGTCAAAAACTTGAAGTGGCTGGAAATAGAAGAACGATTGATGTAATTTCAAATAATGATTATTTGACGACAAGCAGTGCCTATCCATCTACTCTAACTGGGCAGAATGCATATCGCATCGGAAACTTTGCAGCACACGGTGGATTCGGAACTCAATATACTGGTTCTTTACTTCTGTATGATATTGCAAATACTGGCGCAATTCCCACGATACTTGCTGGGCAGTCTCTGTATACAAAGAATACCGCAAAATCATTCACATTTAATTCAATAACAACTGCTGTTGTTGAAGCCAATGCCAACAGTCAACTTATTCAATGCCTCAATTTCGAAACAGTAAATACAGGTGGAATTGGTCTAATTGAAGTATTGAATGGTGGCGGTGGATTTAGATCTGCGCCTGGATTGCAGGTTACAACAAATTATGGAACAGAATTGAGCGATCAATTTTCGTTCGGTACAAGTAATTACGCAAATACAGTTCAAACATTCCAAGATCTTGGATTAATTGCACATGTGGGTATTGATAATGGCGGAACTAATTACAGCGTAAATGATATCATTAGTTTCGAAGGTCGCGGATACGGTGGTAATGGATATGTTCAATCTGTTAGCGGTACTGGAGCAATTACTTCTGTTGTATTAACAGATCGCGGTGAGGGATATCTTGTTCGCCCAAATGTACATGTCACTCGCTCATCGCCAACTTATACTGCTGCCAGTGGTACGGCAAACATAACAACAGGCAGTACCATTGTTTATGGTACGGGCACAAATTTCACCACACTCATTGACAGAGGCGATTTAATTAAAGTTAATAACGAAATTCGCAAAGTTGTTTCTATTACAAACAATGAGTATTTGACTGTTAATACCGTATTTAATACTACTGGAACTGGAAACACTGTTTATATGGAAGATGGGCTTGAAGCATCATTAACAGGATATTTGTTTGGAGACGGTGCGCAAAACGATGTTATTACGGGTGCTATCGGTCGTGTACGAGATATTCGCCTAATCTATCGCGGTTATGATTATATCGCAACGCCAAATGTATCATTGAAGGTATTGGATACAGTGGTGAATCCAGTTCCAGAAGCAAATGTACTATTTGAATCAGAGTATATCTATCAGGGCGCGTCATTTGAAACTTCAACATTTAGAGCAAATGTTAAGAGCTTGAATAGAACATCAAATATTCTTCGCCTTTACAATTATTCTGGAACACTCAATACGACGATTGATTTGGTTACTGCCAATGGTGTTCTCTGTAATGTCAATACATCGATGAATGTTCCTGC